GTATCACGTAGAAAACAAAAGAGGAAATGAAGTAGACTTTAAAGAACTATCTAAACATTTAAATGAAGGTAGCATAGTAGGAGTAGTAAGAGGACAAGCAGAACATGGACCTAGAGCATTAGGTAATAGAAGTATTTTATGTAACCCAGGTATTGATAACATGAAAGATCTTCTTAATAAAAAAGTTAAAAATAGAGAATGGTATCGTCCTTTCGCTCCTGTATGCAGATTAGAAGATGTTAATAAGTATTTTAACTTTGAGGGAGAAAGTAGATTTATGAGTTTCTGTCCTACTGTAAAAGCTAAATGGAGAAAAAAACTTTCTTCTATTACTCATGTAGATAATACTGCAAGAATACAGACAGTTACAAAAGAACAAAATGAATGGTTGTATAATTTACTCACTGAGTTTGAAAAAATATCAGGATATGGAGTTTTATTAAATACATCATTTAACGTTAACGGTAAACCTATATTATCAAGCTATTCAGATGCACTAAAAGTATTCTTAGAATCTGAAATGGATAAATTAGTTTTAGAAAATTATTATTTTAAATGGAAACACGTTTAGTAACAGCTTTTTATTTCGATAACTACGGAGGAGATCAGAGACCTCCTTATCATATGCATAGTGCAGTAGCAAGATACCATAGGTACCTCTACTCTATAGTTCAGTTGTCTAGAATGAACCTACCTATAAAATTAGTCTGTGGGAAAAATGTATATGATGCATTAACTATTGAACTTCAACATAACAACGTTAAAAATGTAGAAGTAGAAGTTAGGGATTTAGATAGTTTTAAGTATACAAAAAAAATACAAGACTTAAAAAGTAAATATCCTGATAAGTTTAACTTTTATCATGAAATAGATTGGGCTAAATTAGACTTATTATATGAAGAATCTAAGAAAGGAGCTGATTATACATACTGGATTGACTGTGGGTTAGCCCATAGAGGGTTATGGCCTGATAAATATAGTAAAAACCCTGATACTTTAACTGGGTTTTCACATGATAGACAAAACTATGAATTTGATAAAGTTTTTAACCCCCAGTTTTTTAATAAAATAAATGAATGGGTAGGAGATAAACTAATTGACATAAGAAGTATTATGCAATATCATCCATTCGATGTTATAAATGATTTAGCTGAAGAGTCTATATGCTGTGATGGTCAGACTATAGGAGGAATTTTAGGAGGTAGTAAAAATAGCTTAGACTTTTTTATTGAACAGTTTTATCATTATGCTGATAAATGTATATCTAAAGATAGAGTAATGAATCATGAAGCTATCATATCTGTTATAACACATAAAAATAACGATAAGTTTAAAACGTTTAAATTTGATACTTGGTATCATGAAAATACCGGAGGAATGGATTGGATAACCCCAGAATGGTTAGATACACAAGTTTCATTTTACGAATTTGTTAAAGAAATAGGGCATGAGTAAAAAAGTTACATTAGTTACAGGTCTTTGGGATATTAAGAGAGATACTTTAGAAGCAGGATGGAATAGATCTTTTGAGGATCATTATATAACTAAGTTTAAAGAATTATTAAATGTTCCATGTAATTTAATTATTTTTGGAGAAGAGGAATTAAAAGAAGTAGTATTTAAAATTAGATCTGAAGAAAATACCCAATTTATAGTCAGAAATCAAGACTGGTTTAAAAATGAATTTTACGAAAAAATTCAGTCTATTAGAACTAGTGAGGAATGGAAAAATTTAGCACCTTGGTTACCTGAATCTACTCAAGGTAAATTAGAGATGTATAATCCTTTAGTTATGTCAAAGATGTTTTTACTTAATGACGCAAGGATATTTGATAAATTTGAATCTGAACACTTATACTGGATAGATGCAGCCTTATCTACTACTGTCAGCATGGGGTATTTTACGTCTGACAACGTCTTAGACAAACTCTTAGATAAGATAAGTAAATTTTTATTTATCTGTTTTCCTTATGAGGCAAATACAGAAATTCACGGTTTTGCTTATCCGGAAATAAATACCTATGCTCGTGGGAAAGATATAAAAATGGTAGCAAGAGGTGGATTTTTTGGTGGACCTGTAGATACTATAGGAGAGATAAATGCTAAATACTACGATTTAATGAGTACTACATTAAACGAAGGATATATGGGTACTGAGGAATCTTTATTTTCTTTACTTACCTACCAATTTCCTAATAAAGTATGTTATTCAAAAATTGAAGAAAATGGATTACTTTATTACTTTTTTGAGAAATTAAAAAATGATGAAGTAGTAATAGAATCAGTATTATCTAAAAATGCAATAAATCGTTTAGATTATAGAAAAGTAGCCCTTTATGTAATTACTTATAACTCCCCAGATCAATTTAATACGTTATGTAAGTCTTTTGAACAGTATGATAAAGATTATTTAGACCTACCTAATCGTAAGATATTACTTAATAATTCTATAGATAGATCTACTGATAAGGAATATGATAAATTATGTGAAAAATGGGGCTTTGAACAAATTAAGAAAGATAATATTGGTATATGTGGAGGAAGGCAGTTTATAGCTGAGCATTTTGATGAACAAGAAGATTTAGAGCATTATTTATTTTATGAAGATGATATGTTCTTCTATAATGGCAACGAAACTACATGTAAAAACGGGTTTTTAAGAAAAGTTAGTGGTCTATATAAAAAATCGTTAGAGATTTGTAATGTTGAAAATCTTGATTACTTAAAACTTAATGTAACAGAATTTTTTGGTGATAATTTAAAGCAATGGGCATGGCATAATGTACCTTCTGATAAAAGGAAAGTATATTTTCCTGACCACCCTGTAAAAAATAACCATACTTTTGATTTCCCTAATACAGTATTTAGTCAGATAAAATCACATAAGGGGATACCTTATGCTATAGGTGAAATATACTACTGTAACTGGCCACAAGTTATAACTAGGGAAGGTAGTAAAAAAATGTTTTTAGATACTAAATGGGCTAATCCATTTGAACAGACTTGGATGTCGCATATATTTCAACTGACCAGAGAACAAAAAGTAAGAAATGGAATATTGTTACTAACTCCTACTGAACATGATAGATTCGATCATTACCCTAAAGAAGAAAGAAGAGAAAACTAGTAAAATAGTTGTTTTATAAATAAATTTTAACTATATTATATATTATGAAAGATGTAATTAAATTTCACGCCGAATGGTGTTCTCCATGCAGATATTATAAGACTGTATGGAATGAAGCTAAAGAAAAACATGGAGCTGTCCATAACTTTATCGAAGTAGATATTGATAACGATAATACTGGATTAGCAGAAAAGTTTGGAGTAAGAAGCGTGCCTACTACTGTAGTAGTAAAAGAGAATAAAGATTTTCAAAAGCAGGTAGGAGCTTTAGCATATGGAGATCTAGAAAAATTAATTAAAGGATAATGTTAAGAAAACCAAATTCTATACCAAAAGGAGATACTTTAATAGAGGATCAAGCAATTGAACCTTACTTTTTAGTTAAATCTCAAACAGGAGGATATGTTATTTACAAAAGAGTTATAAAAGGTGTAAATAATACCCCTTACATTAAGACTATTTGCTACCCAGGAAATTTTAGTCAAGCACTTAAATTAGTAGCAGAAAATATACTTAATGACGGTAATGAAAAAGTTTATAGTTCGTTACAAGATTACATTAGTGAATATAAAAGTATTGAATCTAAAATAGGTTCAGTAAAGGATCAGCCTATATCCTAAAAATACCTGGCAAATTTAATTTTTATATTATTATGGCAAAAAATGCTGTTTTATCATTAAGTGGAGGAATGGATTCTTCTACGTTATTGTTACATTTATTAAGAGAAGGTTATAATGTAACAGCACTCTCTTTTGATTACGGTCAAAAACATAGAGTAGAATTAGAAAGAGCTCAAGCTCTAATTGATTACGTAAATAGTAAATGTAATCAAGTTGTAGGTACAGAACCTGATACAGGTGCAACTATTGCAAAATTAAAATATATGCCTGTAAATTATCAAGTTATTAAACTTGATGGATTAGTTAATTTATTAGATTCGGCTTTAGTGGAAGGAGGAGATGACGTTCCGGAAGGTCACTATGAGCAAGATAATATGAAAGAGACTGTTGTTCCTAATAGAAATAAAATATTCTCTTCTTTAACTCAAGCAGTAGCTTTATCTATTGCTAATAAAACAAAAGAAGATACTTTTATTAGTTTAGGTATTCATGCAGGTGATCATGCAGTATACCCAGATTGTAGGCAAGAATTTAGAGATGCTGATTTTGAGGCATTTAAATTAGGTAACTGGGATGCTGATAGAGTTAAGTTTTTTACTCCTTATTTAGATATTGATAAGTTCGGTATTTTACAAGATGGAGAAGAAAGTTGTAAAAGTTTAAATTTGGAATTTGATGAAGTCTATTCTAGAACTAATACTAGTTATAAGCCTTTTCCTAGTGGCAACAGTGATTATAAGTCTGCTAGCAGTGTTGAACGAATTGAAGCATTTATTAAGCTCGGTAGGCCGGACCCTGTGCAGTATGAAGACGAAACTGGTCCAGTGGATTACGAAGTAGCTGAAGCCCATGTAAAGGAAGTACTTGCTGAATACGCGGGATAATGAAAATTCTATTACTAGCTAATGCTAGAACAGGTTCTACCGTACTTTATACCGCTCTTAGTGAGATATTAGGGTTAAAGAAGTACGGTGAACCTTTTAATTATAATATGCGTAAAAAAGCGGGTACTTTAATTAAAAAATTTCCTATAGCATTAGAAGATAACTGTATAGTCAAAACCCTTACATCTCATATTCCTAAAGAGTATACTGATACCGAAGTTAATTTTTATGATTACTGGAAGAGATCTTTTGATAAAGTTATTTTATTAGGTAGAAATAATTTACAAGACATATACGAGAGTCAAGTACATTTTAAAAAAGAGGATAAACACTGGCATCAGAAATACTACTACCGGGATAATTATACCTTTGAAAGTAGGTTATGGAAAACTTTAGTTAATTCATATAACTATCTTAATTGGTATAGCAAAAAATCTCATATACCTATTACCTGGTATGAAGATTTATATAGCGGAGATAAAGATAAAATACAAAAGTGTATCGATAAATGGGACTTAGAGGTAGAAGTAGATCAAATTTACAGGTATGTAAACCCAGAATATAGATATAGGCAATTTACTAAACAAACAATAATATGATATACTGGCTAACAGGGCAACCAGCCCATGGAAAAACAGTTTTAGGTAACTTATTGAAAGAATATTTAGAACATTCCAGAAATGAAAAAGATCCTAATAAGAGATATAAGGTTTATAGGATAGATGGTGATGATATGAGAGAATTATTTTCTAATAAAGATTATTCTATAAAAGGTAGAGTTGAAAATGTAGGTACAGCTCAAAGAATAGCACACTATTTACATAACCAAGGTAATGATGTTATAGTTTCATTAGTAGCTCCTTATATAGATCAAAGAGAAGATTTTAAAAAACTATTAGGAGAAAATATTACCGAAATATATGTTCATACTACTGAACCTAGAGAAAGAGATCATTTTAAAGCAATAGCTTATACACCACCAGTAAAAAACTTTATAGATATAGATACTACTGATGATGAACCTAAAGAATCACTACTTAAAATCATACAACAAATATGAAAATAGCTATGTGTTTTTATGGTGAGTTAAGAAGTTTAGAATTTTTGAATTCTGACTATACCAATAATACACATTTCGATTTTTTTATTTCTGCAGGAACTGATAGACTATGGGATAATATTAATATAGATTTTAAATATTCCAGCTTTGAATTAGATAATGAACAATCTCCTATTAAAGTAAAAAATTTAGTACATAATAATAGAGTAGCAAAAGCTTGTTACCATATTAATAAAGTTGTAAGATTAAAAGAAAAGTATGAAATAGAAAATAAATTTGCATACGATGTAGTAATTTTATTAAGAACTGATTTTAAATACGATATAGATTACCTACTAAAATATTGTAAAAAAGTATATAAAGTTAGTAATGAAATAGGAATAAAACCAGTATGCTTTGTTAGAGCTCAACCAGAACATTTAAAAGGTAAAGAAGACAAAGGACTGGGAATAGCTCAAGATGATTTGTTTATACATAATAATGAAGGAGCAAACTTACATGCTAATTTATATAATTCTCTTTTCTTACAAAAAAACGCAGATAAAACAAAGGTAAAATTTGATAATATAACTGATAATGGACATTGGGTGCATTGTTTTTTATTAACAAAATATCCTTTTCATATAATATTTGATAATACAGTAAAATGGACAAAAAAAATACTTACTTTGTAGATATAGACGGAACTATATTTAAATACAGAAAGTTTGAGACATATGAAACTTCTCAAGCTGAACCAATAACAAGTACGGTAGAGTACTTAAGAAATAAAAAAGAACACGGTCATATGATAGTACTAACTACAGCAAGACCAGACTGGTTATATGAACATACAGTCAGAGAGTTAAAAGTTAACGATATACCTTTCGATAGATTAGTAATGGGTATAGAAAGAGGACCTAGATTTTTAATTAATGATAAGGACCCTAAAATAAATGAAGATAGAGCAACAGCAATTAATTTAATAAGAGATAAAGGAATATGAAAAAATATAGCATGTTTATTGGAAGATGGCAACCATGGCATAAAGGTCATAGGTGGTTAATCGATCAAAGGTTAAATGAAGGTAAAAACGTTTGGATAGCAATTAGAGATGTTGAACCTAACGAAAATCAACCTTGGACTCCACAAGAAGTAATGGAAAATCTAGAAAATGAATTATCTGACTTAATAAATGAAGGTAGAATATTTATAAGTATAATACCTGATATAGAATCAGTAAATTACGGTAGAGGAGTAGGTTATGAGATTATAGAACATGTCCCACCCCAAACTATAAAAGAAGTATCAGCAACTAAAATTAGAGCTGAGCTAAGACAGAAAGGTAAATTATGATAGGAACTTTTGATAAAGTATTATTATCAAATGAAGAATGCAATATAATTAAATCATTGTACGAAGATAAGTTAGTACTCAGAGAAAGGGAAATAAGAAGACAGAAAAACTACCATGAAATTGAAAATAATTCTTGGTTACATAAAAAAGTAAGTAATTTAATTCAAAAAAATTTAGGTAATAATTATTCTCTTTTAGAAAGAGTTACTATTCTTAAATATGAACCTGGAGATTTTTTTTCTAAGCATATAGACGGATCTTATAATACTAGTTTATCTAAAACTCTTCCTTATCATTTTTATGGTGGAATAGAATTATGTGAACGCGAAGAATTTAAAGGAGGAGAATTTTTTATAAAAGATAAAAATGTTGAATTTAAAAAAGGTAGGCTGTTTACTCATGGTTTTGATGATTCTCATGGAGTTAAAAAAGTAGAAGAAGGAATTAGATGGAGTTTACATTTTTTAATTAAAGAAAAAATTGAAAAAAAATTAATATAATCAATGGTAGCTAAAAAAAGACATATTTTAAAAACAATTACTTGGAGAATAGTTGGTACTTTAGATACTTTTTTACTATCTTGGTTAATAACCGGTAGTGTTAAGATTGGAGCAGCTATAGGTACAGTAGAAATAATAACAAAAATGATATTATACTACTTACACGAAAGAGCTTGGTATAAACTAAGTAAATTTGGTATAAATAAAAACAAATGAAAAACTTCGATATAGTAAGAACATCAGAGTACGTAGTTACTGAAAGTAAACTTGTTGACAGTTTTAAGTCTAAATTCGAAAATTATAAAGTTGAAGTAGATCCTAATAACTATAGGGAAACCTATATTATGAGTAACGGTAATGAACCTGTAATAAGATATCAAATGCAATCACAGGTTAGAATGACTGGGTTAAACCAAATTTTAGTATATTTTAATTTTCCTGTTAGTTTCTTTATAGAAGATATAAGATCTACTCCTTATGGTCATTTTAATTATCAGATAATGAATAGTTTATGTCAAGAATTAGATACTGATAATATTACTTCTGGAGAGTTAACTCATAAAATAAAGGAAACTGATAAAAAATACCCAGCTATAGTAAGAGATTTATACCCTATAGATTACGAATGGAGAGATGACGACATGTATAATTCTATAGCTTGGAGAGATCAGTATGCTCCTGAACAGTACTGGTCTTTTATGAAATATGGACAGTTGGGAATACCTTTATTAGACAGACCTAATGAATTCTTTATAGGATCAGCTCATAGTTTATTTTCAGCACATCTTGCTAAATTTAAAATTATGCCTTTGTATATTCAAGTACCTAAAAATAAGAAGAGTTGGTTTATGAAAATGCCAAGTGCCTTATTTCAAGAAAAACAAAAACCTTTTATAAAAGAAGAATCTAAATTTACTTATTTATTTTATGTTGATTTAGAAAATAAAAATCTTTGGGGTAAGAAATCTTACCATACTAATAGTTCGACAGTTAAGTTAGAAATTCAAGAACAAGAAAAAGATTTAAATACTTATACTAAGTTATTATGATAAAATTAGATGTAAAAATAGGTGACACTATATTAGTAGGACGTTTTAAAAATAAAAGAAGTAAAGTTAAAACTATAGAGTACGATGAATTCGGTATGCCTATAATAAACGGTAGACCTGCATGTACTTTTAGATTAGTAAAAAATCCAAGATAATGATTCAATTAGGAATATCAGCTTTTTACCATGATTCGGCAGCTTGTATAGTCAAGGATGGTAAAGTTTTAGCTGCTGCTGAAGAGGAAAGATTTACTGAAATCAAACACGACTCTTCTTTTCCTGTTAATGCTATAGCCTATGTATTATCGGAAGTAGGAATAGAAGATATAAATAATATAAACGAAGTATGTTGGTATGAAAAACCTAAGGTTAAAAAAGACAGGGTTCTTAAAACGTTTAACAAACATTTTTTCAAAACTCTCAAAAATAGATTTATTTTTCTTTATAACTACTATTTTAATTCTCCTAAAAATTTACTTAAACGTCATTTTAGGTATAAAGGTATAATAAAGTATACTGATCATCATTTATCTCATGCTGCGTTTAGTTATTATTTAAGCCCGTATAAAAAAGCTGCAATACTTACAGTTGATGGAGTAGGAGAATGGGAAACTATAACGATATCTAAGGGAGTAGGAGCTGATATAACTAAAATGTATAGTATAGATTTTCCTAATTCTTTAGGAATGTTATATTCTACTATAACTGCATATTTAGGATTTAAACCTAATGAAGGAGAATATAAAGTAATGGGACTAGCACCTTTTGGAGATCCAGCTAAATTCTTTAATAAACTATCAAAAATATTTGATAAGAGATGGGATTTAGAAATAAATCAAAAATACTTTACTTGGGAATATTCTGAAAGGGTAATGTTTGATTTAGAATTCTGTATGCTTTTAGGTATACCTCCTAGATTAAAAGAAGAGCCTATAACTCAAGATCATAAAGATTTAGCAGCAGCTTTACAAAAAATATACGAAAGAGAGTTTGAAAAGTTAGTTTATAAAGCTAAAGAACTTACCGATAGTCCTAATATTTGTTTAGGTGGAGGATGTGCTTATAATGGAGTAGCAAATGTATTAGCGTACAAACATTTTAAATCTGTATTTATACCTTTTGCTCCTTCCGATGCTGGTTCTGCTATTGGAGCATGTTTAGTGAATGACCCATTATCAGGTTATTCAGTAGATAATAGTACTCCTTACTTAGGTAATGGATACTCATATGATGAAATAAAAAAGATTTTAATTAATTATAAAGATAAAGTTACTGCTGAATATTTTGATTATGACAAACTCGTAGTAAAGACAGCTGAGATAATTAATAATCAAAAGATAGTAGCTTGGTTTCAAGGTAGAATGGAATTTGGAGCAAGAGCATTAGGAAATCGTTCTATATTAGCTTCTCCTAGAGATGCAAGTATGAGAGATAAACTAAATAAAGTAATAAAGAAGAGAGAAGGTTTTAGACCTTTCGCTCCTTCTGTTACTGTTAATCAAGCATCAAAATGGTTTGATTTAAAACAAAGTGTACCTTATATGAATATAGTACTTCAAGCTAAAACTAATAAGTTTGAAGCAGCAACTCATATAGACGGATCATGTAGAGTTCAGACAGTTGATAAATACCAAAATAAACTTTACTATAATTTATTAAAAGAGTTAGGAAAAATCTCCGGTGCAGAAGTAGTATTAAATACCTCTTTTAATTTAAAAGATCAAACAATAACTAGAACACCTGAACAAGCTGTAGAAAGATTTTTAGATTCAGATATAGATCATTTAGTAATAGATAAACTAATACTTACTAAAAAATGAAAATAGCGATATTATTAGCAGGTCAAGTTAGAAGCTGGAATGTATGTTCTAAGGTATTTGAACTATATAATAATATATTTCCGGATATAGAATTTGATTTTTTCTTATCTACTTGGGATGATAATTACGATGAAGTTAAGTATGATATGGATTCTTATTCATTTATTACTAAATATGAATTCCATGATCAAAAAGAAGTTAGTTATACTGAACAACTCTTATGTCATGCTTATTTATGTCAACATGCAAATAATCTTAAAAATAAATACGCAAAAGAACATAATATTGAATACGATTGTGTTATAGCTACACGTCCTGATATTTTCTTTTCATTAGATATATTAAGTAATGCTAGAGATTTAATACTTAGATCTAAAAATTATAAAAAAGCTGATAAGTTTATTTTAAATAAAAACGTTGTATATACCGGTACAGGAGTATCTCCATACAGAAAAATAGATCCTGACGGTAACGAAGTAGAATTTGCTTATATGAGTGACCTTTTTGTACTTGGAACTAATTATTCTGTAGATAAATTTTCCAATTTTTATGATAATATTTCCAAATATAAATTTAATAACAGAGTTATAGGACATGTTTCTGGTGCTACTTATCTTGTTGATCAGAAAATAATGAACTGCCGTATTGAAGGATTCAATCAAATTATTCGACCAGTTCATAATGAGTTAATATTAAATTTATATAAAAATAATAAACTACAAAATATTTATGATAGTTCAAAAGACTTTCGTTATGATTTTGAAGAACAATTAAGAGAACTTAAAACTAAAAAATTTGATAAAAGTACAATAAAAATGATTAACCCTTATACAAATGAGATTAACTGGAACTGAAAACGTAAGAATTATAGGTATACCAAAAAACGGTAGTCAATCTATAAAAAGAATAGGTAAAGATAATCCTAATATACATAATTGGGAAGTAGATGACGATGTTGAAGGACATAAACTTTTTGATCCAAAAGAATATTATAATAAGAACTTAACTCTAATTTTTCCTGTTCGAGATGAATGGAGTAGAATTAAAAGCGAATTTATACAGTCCTTTAGAGATCACTTAGAACTTATTGGAGCATTTTCAGGTGATGACAAAGAACTTATGTTTGAAAGAGTTTTTTATTATATCAAAAAAGAATTTTTAAGACCTGAATATAATATAGAAAAAATTCCTAGTGCCTTTCACTTTCAAACTAAGTTAAATAGTAGATTAAATTATTCTAATGAACCTGTATTCAAATTTTGGATAGATAATATTTATAATAATCCTGAATGGAAGGGTATGAAATTAATTTTCATAGATTTAGCTTCATTAAGAAAAAAAAGCTTTATACCTTGGTTAGTTTCATTAGATAAAAGGTTTGAAGGATGTACTGTTCCAGATGTAAATGTCACTAATACGCATAAACAAAAAAAGATAGTTCTTAAAGCTTTTTATGAGGCAAAATTACTTGGTAAATATTTAGATTATGAAAGACAAGATGATTATGAATTTAATGTTAAATCAAAAATAGATTACTGGTATTATATCTGGTCGATGATCAAAAATAGTAAATATTATAAAAAAATATAATGGAAAAGAAAAAAACTAAAGAAGAAATAGCTAAAGAAAAAAAATTAGAAGAAGAATTTCAAAAGAAATTAGCAGAACTTAAAAAAAGAGATCCTTTTATTTATAAAAACTTTTAACTTTAGTTGGATATAAGAATATTTATTACTATATTAGTATATATTAGTGTCGTAGCACCACTTTAAAAACACAAGAATGAAAAAAAACGTATTAAAGGTTATAGAACAAGAACTCTACGATAGAGATCTTAGATACGCTTCAAACAAAAGCGATAGTTTAAAAACTCAACCTACACAAACTGAATACCCAGATGCAAAATTGCATCAAATAGTATCATTTATTAAATCTGGTATTAGAATCGCAGCATGTATTGCTGGCGCAATGGGGTACTTATGGATAGGTTTTATAGGCTTAGCTGTTGCTGAAGTAGTAGGTATAATAGAAGAATTAGTTTAGTTATGAAGAAAAATAAATTTACATCAACAAAAGTATTTGACGGCTACAGTACAGTATTTCGTCAATGGAAAGCAGAAACTACTCATTGTAAATATTTACATGGATATGGAGTTTCATTTAAAATATGGTTCGAAGGAGAATTGGATGAAAGAAACTGGGTATGGGACTTTGGAGGTATGAAAAGAGCTAAAGGTACTATAGAAGGTATGTCTCCAAAAAAATGGTTTGATTATATGTTTGATCATACATTTATAGTAGCAGATGATGATCCATATGTAGAATCATTTAATAAAATGGATCATGCTAAAGTAGCTCAAGTAAGAATAGTAGAAGCGACAGGAGCAGAAAAATTTGCAGAATTAGTCTATAATAAAGTTAATGATTTTATAACTGAAGAGACTGAAGGAAGAGTAAAAGTATCAAAAGTAGAATTTAGAGAGCACGATAGAAATAGTGCTATATTTGAACCTGGTGAGTAAAAGATGTTAGGTAGAGTAAAGAACTATGATAAAAATTTACCTATAGTTGAACTATATACTGCTGTTCAATCTGAAGGTAGTAGAGCTGGGTATCCTACAGTAGTAATTAGAACTACTGGATGTACTCATAGATGCTATTTTGGAGAAGGTGGATGGTGTGATTCTTGGTATACTAGTATTCATGCAGAAAAAGGTAAGTATACCTTTAACGATATAATAAAAATGTATGACGATAATCCTCAAATATCAGAAATGATGTTAACTGGAGGTTCTCCTACTATGCATAAAAAATTAGTAAACGAATTAACACATTTTGCACATGAAAGAAATATTTTTATCACTATTGAGACTGAAGGTAGCCATTTTCTTCCTACTGATTACCCTATTAACTTGCTTTCTATTAGTCCCAAGCTTAGTAATAGCATCCCCGTACTTGGTGTACTTACACCTCAAGGGGCAGTAACAGATCAGAATATGATTGATAGGCATAATAAATATAGATTAAATTATGATGCTATCTCTAAACAAATTAACTATCATTCAGATTACCATATTAAACCTGTATGGGATGGTAAAGATGAACATGCGTTAAACGAAATATTAGATTTTATAAAAGAATTAAAGATACCTAACGAAAAAGTTTGGTTTATGCCTGCTGGTGATAGCAGAGAAGCGTTATTAAAATCTTACCCTGTATTATTTGATTGGGTTAGAGATAATGGTTATAGAATGACTTGGAGGCCTCATATTATAGCTTTCGAGGATAAAAGAGAAGTTTAGTGAATAAAGTTTATATTACATGGAATCAAGTAAATAAACTACTTGATAAAATACATGAACAAGCTCAAGACATAGATTACGTAGCTGGTATACCGAGAGGAGGAATAATCTTAGCAGTCTTATACTCTCATAGATTTGGAGTTCAGTATATGGAAAATCCAAGTAATCACTATCCTCACTTATTGATATTAGATGATATAGCAGATACTGGAGAAACGTTAAAAAAGTGGAAAGAGGAACTTCATGTACCTTACTATGCTACTCTTCATTATAAAAAAAGTTCATGCATAGAACCAGATTTTTACGGCAGAAAAATGATAAAAGAAGACAATTGGATAGTATATCCTTGGGAAAGAAAAGACTCAAAAACAATACAAAATTATTTGGAAAATTGATAAAAATTACTTATATTAATAGATGTGTATGAAAGATATAGAATTAGTTAAAGAAGGATTTGCAAATGGAGTTTCTCCTAACTTTCCTTTAAGTGAAAAAGATAAAGAAAAGATGATTAAGAAAGCTACTAAAGCCTATGCTAGGTTTTTAGAAGCATTAGATTGTGATTGGCAAAATGATCCTAATTCTAATGATACTCCTAGAAGAGTAGCTAAAGCTTATGTAAATGATTTATGGGCTGGTAGATATAGCCCTATGAGTAATATTACAGCTTTTCCTTCTGATGGTTATGACGGTATAGTTCAAGAAAGTAATATACCTCTAACTTCTATGTGTTCTCATCATCACCAGACTATTGGAGGTAGAGTAAGTATTGCGTATGTACCTTCTAAAGATGGATTAGTAGTAGGATTATCTAAACTTAATAGACTTGTAGAGCACTTTGGAAGGAGGGGAGCGATACAAGAACAACTTACAGTTGCAATTCATAATGCAGTAGATAAGATATGTGAAGGTAATATTGGAGTAGCAGTAATGATAGATGCAACTCATAATTGTGTTAGCTGTAGAGGAGTTAAGCATCAAGGTGCTTCAATGCAAACAGCTAAATTAAGTGGATGCTTTTTAGAAGAAGAAGCAGCAAGAGCAGAGTTTTATAAAAATATAGAATTGGCAGGTAAATGTCACAAATAGAAGATTTAAAAAAATTAAGTGCTGAATTAAAAAGTTTGATTGAGCATACTTTTGATGAAGTTAAAAGCGATAAGTACTCTAAGTACCATACAGCTTTAAACTCTTTTATTGATAATTACGAAATAGATCATAGACCATGGGGTAAGTATGAAGTTTTATACTCTAGCCCTTTTGTAAAAGTAAAAAGAATAACAGTTAAACCTCAAGGTATCTTATCTTACCAGTATCATGATCAGAGAACTGAAGACTGGATAGTAACAAGAGGAAGTGCTAAAATAGTTTTAGATGATGAAGAAGTATGGAGAACTGAAGGAGAAAAAATTAGAATTAAAGTAGGTCAAAAACATAGAGTTAGTAATCCTAGTTTTGATAATATACTAGAGTTTATTGAAGTACAAACAGGTACTTATTTCGGAGAAGATGATATAGTAAGGATAGACGATGATTACGGTAGAGGAGATTATGAACATCTTAAAGATTGGGTAGATATTAAAGAAGATCAATTAAAAAATAAAACCGATTGGTGGAAAAGAATGAGCAATGAAAAATAAAAGTTTAGCAGAATATATAGTAGAAATAGACGGTAAGCAGTACGTACCTTACAGTAAAGCTGTAGAGGCAATAATGCAATCAGTAAGTAGAGAAGTTAGAGAAGCTTTAGATGAGGTTTCTTCCGGAATGAAAGATGTAAATAATTTATTAGAAGATAATGATTAAAATAGCGCACGAATCACCTAAGAGTATTTTTGATGATGTACAGAAAGTAACTGACTACGATTATGCTTTAGTACATTTATTAGAAGAAGATGAACAGTACTTACAGCATTTTCAAAAAGCTATTAAGAAAGGAAGAGAGGTTATATTAGATAATTCTATTTTTGAATTAGAAGAAGCTTTTGAAGCTGATAAGTTTGCATATTGGGTAGAAAAAATAAGACCTGAATGGTATATAGTACCAGATGCTTTAGAGAACTCTCTTTTAACTATGGCTCAGATGGAGAAATGGAATGCTGAGTATAAAGATCTTCCTGGTAAAAAAATTGGAGTAGTTCAAGGTCAAACTTATCAATCTATTATAGACTGTTATAAGTATATGGATTATGTAGCTAATGTAGATATGATAGCTATATCATTCGATTACTCTTACTATAACGAATCAGTACCTCATGCTAATAAGTATGTAAGTTGGATGTTAGGTAGAATAAAACTATTAGGAGACTTACTTAAGCATGGTATAATAAATAAAAATAAACCTCATCATTTATTAGGATGTGGATTACCTCAAGAGTTTAGCTTTTATAAACATTCAGATTATGATTGGATTTACTCTTTAGATACCTCTAACCCAGTAGTTCACGGTATTAAAGGTATTAGATATGGAGATGATGGTTTATGGAATAAAGAATCTCAAAAACTTTATGAGTTAATAAATTATGAAGTTGAGGATACTAATATAATAATGAATAATATTCAAAAATTTAGATGGTTAACTAATGGGAGACACAAAGTGGATAGCGTTCTTTAGTCAGACGGGTTCTGAAATAGCTGATATATCTGAAGCATTAGGTCAAGCACCTGATGTTATTATTACTAATGATAGACCTGAGCATCTTAGAACTATAGATGAGAGAATAGAAAAGCAAGGATATTTTACTTGGGCTAATAAACCTACTGAAGAAGATTATATTAGTTTATTAGAAGCTTATCCTGACGCTATAGTTACTTTGCATGGATGGTTAAGAATAGTTCCTCCTTATGTTTGTGAACGTTCTAAAATTTATAATGGTCATCCTGGTCTAATAACTAAGTACCCAGTACTAAAGGGAAAGGATCCTCAAGAAAAAGCTTTTAAATTAAATCATGAAGTTATGGGATGTGTACTTCACGAGGTTTCTCCTGGAGTAGATGAAGGAAAAATAATAATGGAAGAAAGATTTAACTCTCATGGGTTGGATCTTAACGGAGTTTTTCGTACATTAAGAGATAGAAGTTTATATATGTGGATTAAATTCTTAAGAATAGCTTTAGTTCATAAAAATTATTATAATGATAACTAGAATAGCATTAGTAGGAGCAAGCAGTACAGGTAAAACTACTGTATATGAGATATTAAAAAATAAATTACCTAAGTATGAATTTATTAATGAATCTACTCGTACTATTAAAGAGTATGGTTTTCCTATAAACGAAGGAGGAACCGATGCTACTCAGTTAGCTATAAGTAGTTTTCATTTAGAAGCTTTACTTCAACCTTATAATTTAGTATTAGATAGATGTTATATGGATGTAGTAGTTTATTCTAAATTTATGGAAAACTTAAGAGCTAGAACTTACAATTATATAGAAGATACTTGGAATAGAGTTAAAAAAGAATATACGCATTATATCTACTTCCCTATTGAATTCGATTCAGTTGACGATGGAGTAAGAAGTATTAATGAAACTTGGAGAAAAGATATAGATGATGAATTTAGAGCAGTCTTAGATGGAGTACGTAAACCTTATTTAACTGTTACTGGATCTCCGATGCAGAGAGTAGAACAAATATTAAAATTTATAAATGAGTAAAGAAAAATATGTACCGTTTGTTTCTGAAGTAGAAACGTTTAATAAGACTTTTGGTAAACCTAATAATTATGAACCAGTTATTCCAGAGAAAAAAGAATGGCAATTCGTCTATGACTTTATTCTCGAAGAACTTGAAGAGTATAGAGAAGCTTGCGAAAGAGGAGACATCGTCGAAGTTTTGGATGCTCTTTGCGATATTGCTTACGTTTCCATTGGGAACGGCACTATGCTACATGGCCTTAAGGATAAGATATGGCCCGCTTATGAAGAGGTACAAGCGTCTAATATGTCTAAAGCTTGTAAAACTGAAGAAGAAGCAAAAGAAACTGTCACCGTTAGATCTAAAGAACAAGGTGAAGAGTGTTATTATGAAAAAGTAGGAGACTATTATATAGTTTACCGAAAGAGAGATAAAAAGGTTATGAAATCTATAAATTATTTCAGACCTAATTTAAAACAATTTATTAACAATGTATAAATACGGAGCAAAATTAGTTAGAGTAGTCGATGGAGATACAGCAGATGTAATGATCGACTTAGGTTTTGATACTTGGGTAAAGGCTAGATTAAGATTTAAAGGAGTTGATACCTGGGAGAAAAGAACTAGAAATAAAGAAGAAAAAGTTAAAGGTATAGCAGCATCAGCTTTTACTAAAGAACATTTAGAGAGAAATAAAGGTAACTTTATTATCCAGTCTTATGGTAAAGGTAAGTACGGTAGAGTACTAGCTGAGATCTTTATAGATGGAGAAGATAAATCTCTTAATCAGTTATTAATAGAAAATGGTCATGCGTATATTTACGAAGGCGGTAAAAAACAAGTATTCAATGGATAATCAAAGTAAAGTAAAAGAAATAGCAGGTAAACACTTAGGTAAAGTTGGTGGAGCCGGCTATAGCGATCAGTATAATAGAGATTTATTAGTAAAAGTTCCTAGAAAGTTAAATAGAGAAACTTATAATCTTTCTGGAAACGAATTTGTAGGAGTAGATACATGGAATGCATATGAAGTATCTGCTATTACTACTAAAGGTCAACCTGTAGCGGGTATGTTAAAAATAGTATGTCCTTCTAACTCTGAATTTCACGTTGAATCTAAGTCAATTAAGTTATATTTAAATTCTCTTAATATGACTAAAATAGGAGATACGGCTAAAGATTGTATCAAAGGTATAGAAGCTACAGTTAAAAGAGATTTAGATGAATTATTAGAAACTTATACTACAGTATCATTTTATGCTACCGATTCAGAAACAACTCCTCTATCTTTTAAAGATTATGAAGATGTAGCTGAAATTGCTAATTTAGATGAAATTGATTTTACTTCTTTTAAATCAGATGCTTCTCAATTAGAAGCTCAAGATAATGACGAAGTAGAAGAATTAAGATATAGCTCTAACTTATTAAGATCTAATTGTAGAGTAACTAATCAACCTGATTGGGGTGATGTATTTATTTATCTTAGAGGTAAAAAATTACCTACTGCAGCTTCATTAGCGAAGTATATAGTAAGTCATAGAACTGTAAGTCACTTTCATGAAGAGATATGTGAAATGGTATTTGCTCATTTATCTGAAGCATTTCAACCGGATCAATTAATGGTTGCATGTTTATATACTAGAAGAGGAGGTTTAGATATTAATCCTATTAGAGCTACTCATTCTAGCTTAATACCAGAATTCTTTACTAATCCTGATTTTACTATTCAAAAAACTTTAAGACAGTAATGGCAAAAGAAGTAGTTGAAAAATTAGAACTTATAGCATCAAGAGTACCTCCTGGAGATCAATGGGAGTTAGTTATTGATAAAGAGAACGTTATAGATGGTTTAGTTCAAACATTAACTCAATATATGCGTAAAACTAAATTTAAAGGACATTATAGATTAGAACCTTTGAATAGTAAGTTATATGCTATCAAAACTGAAGAAGTTGATGTTAAAGAACCAGAACCAGAAAAGTGGGACCTTTACGGAGAATATTAAGAAAATAGTTGGATTTCTGGTATATTCTTCTTATATTAAGTTAATAAAACGGTTATATGGATAAAGTTCATCATTGGTTAGAAG